CAATAAAAGCGGGAACGATTAGAAATACAACTGGGACTACACTTGGTACTGATGTGGCAAATGTGGGGTCTGTTGTTATGTCTCAATCATCCACTACAGAGCTAACTCATGCAACGACGACAGCGACAGCGTTAGGAATTATAATTCCTGCGAACAGTCAAATTTTAAGCATGACGATTATCGTGGAATCGTTGTTTACTGCTTCAAGTACAACAACTATTGCAGTTGGTAATAGTTCAGGGGATGCTACTGACGTTTCAGCAGCCACTAATGTTACTGCTACAGCAACATCTGCGGCGATGAGCCCGGCAGCGGTTGATGTGTGGACAAACACAGGTACTACTGATGTGGAGTTATATGGTATTACCGTAGCTAACTCGGCTTCAGCTGGTAGTGCAAGAATTACAGTTCAATATGTTCAGAACAACAATTTAACTGCTAATTAATAAAATACTGTGAGCTCCTTCGGGAGCTCACAATAATAGGAGAAAATTATGAGTACATATCCAGTAGATATAAAAGCTAAACGAATAACAAGTACAGTAGCTAATACTGAAATTTTTGGAGGACCTGCAAGAATTTTAGGTTTTTCTGCAAATTGTACAGCAGGGGCTGGTACAATTGATTTGGAAGACAATAGTAGTTCTGTAGGAGTATGGGGAACACCAAACGGTTCTTCCAGTCCAATGGTATATAATGTTACCTTACCCGGAACAGGTATATATTGTCGTACTAAACCAACGGTTAGTTTAACAACTATTGCGGACGTAACATTCTACTACGCATAGGGGGATAAATGGCGACTTCAGACACATTCGCATTTAACCCATCGGTTTCTCAATGCATTGAAGATGCTTATGAAAGATGCAATGTACAATTGACATCTGGGCTGAGCTTAAGAACTGCTCTTTTTTCTCTTAATATTTTATTATCCGAATGGGGTAATAGAGGAATTCATTTTTGGGAAGTAGCTAATGCTTCCATCTACATTAATGATGGACAAGCTAGTTATGATATTTATTGGGATAACACGGTAAGAGATTCCAGTACTACAAATCCCGCACGTTCAGACGCTTCTTCTACTTTTATTTATAATGCTACTGATGTTCTATTGGCAGCTTATAGAAGTGGAACAGGTACCAGTCAAAATGATATTAGTTTAACTAAAATTGATAGAGCAACTTATGGAGCTTTAGCTAATAAAAATAGTGAAGGGGTTCCCAGTCAATTTTGGGTACAACGATTTATAGATAAAACTAGAGTTACCTTATATGTGACTCCGGGAAGTTCTCAGGCAGGAAAATATTTAAATATTTATTATATTAAAAGAATTCAAGATGCAGGAATAGCTCATCCTAATCCTCAAGCTAAAGATGGAGCCTATGGTTTTACAACCGATGTGCCCTTCAGATTTTTTCCATGTTTAGTATCAGGTCTAGCTTTTTATTTAAGTCAAAAAATTAATCCTGCTAAGACTCAAGAATTAAAATTATATTATGAAGATGAATTAGCAAGAGCTCTAGCAGAAGATGGTTCTGCAGCAAGTGCTTTTGTTACACCTCAAACTTATTATCCATCGGTGAGTTAATGACAGCGCGATTTTCTCAAGGTAAATATTCGTTGGCTATTTCGGATAGAAGTGGTCAAGCATTTCCTTATCCTGAAATGGTAAGAGAATGGAATGGGGCATGGGTACATATTTCTGAATATGAACCTAAATCTCCTCAATTAGAATTAAAGGTAACTGGGGGAGATCCTCAAGCTTTACAACATCCTCGAACAGCACGAACTGAATTTGCTACATGTACCTTATTAGGGGGTAACCCTTTTTTTACTACAACGGCTGGAACTTCTGTTGTGAGAGTTTATGAACCTGGCCACACACGCACTTTGGGAAATACCTATCGTTTTTATGGATCTACTATGGTAGCTCCAGGAACGGGAACGACTTCAAATCCGGTTGCTCAATATGCTGATTGCCAAGATGTGGATGGAATAAAAGGTTCTGAAATTTGTAGGGCTGCTGGACATATCATTTCTCAATATGGAACTAAATACAACGAAACCTATAATTATTATCAGTTTACAGTTAGCTCGGGAACTGCTACAAAAGGAAATACTCGTGGAGGAGGTGGCTCGATCTCAATAGGACCAGTCACATTACAAGCATAATGGCACAATTTACATACGCAACATTAACAACAGCGATTTTAAATTTTAGTGAAACTGATACTTCGGTTTTAAGTTCCACGATTACTGATCAATTAATCGCTAATGCTGAAGAAAGAATCTTCAGAGATGTTAATATTGATGCTAATAGATTTTATTTTCAAGCTACAGCCAACAGTGGTCAAGGAACTTATAATGCTCCTTCAGGATGTTTGATTATTCGAGCTATTAAAATGACCGATACTTCTAATAACATGTGGTACCTCCAAAAGGTAGATCAAACCATGTTAGATGAATATACTCAAGATGAAACCAGTAATACGGGAAAACCTCTGTATTGGGCTAATTATGATGGAGGAGATGGCTCGGGTTCAGGATATTATAAAATAGGACCCTCTCCTGACGCAGCTTATACTATCGAAGTGGAGTTCTTAAAAATGCCTACCGGCTTAAGTTCAGGTAATACGACGACTTATATAAGTCAAAGGTTCGGAAATGGGCTGCTGTATGCTTCTTTGGTCGAAGCCTTTGGATATTTAAAAGGCCCAATGGATATGTTGACATATTATGAAAATCGATATAAACAGGAGATAGATAAATTCGGTCTCGAACAAATTGGAAGACGAAGAAGAGGAGATTACACAAGTGGTACAATTCGTATCCCTCTTAATACTCCTTCAACGACTGATTCGGGTTTAACTAAATAGGAGATTTATGGCTATAACAACAAGTGCAGTTTGTAACTCATTTAAAACACAGATCTTAGAAGGTGAACATGACTTTGGGGTGAGTACAGATGTTTTTAAAATTGCAATGTACATCAGTACAGCAACTCTTGGAAAATCTACAACAGATTATTTAACAGCTGGAGAAACTTCTGGAACTAACTATACAGCTGGTGGAAAAAAATTAGCAGTAGCTAGTCAGTTGGTAACTTTAGAAAGCGACACAGCATGTGTTGATTTTGCTAATGTATCCTGGCAGACTGCAACAATAACAGCTAGAGGCGCTTTAATTTATAATACTTCTTCTTCAGATAAAGCGGTATGTGTTTTAGATTTCGGTGGAGATAAAACCGCAACAGCTGGAACATTCACAATTCAATTCCCAGCAGCTACAAGTACGCAGGCGATTCTAAGAATAGCTTAAGGAGGTAAGCTCCGATGGCTATAAACACTTGGAACCAGACGGGCACCACATGGGGTCAAAACCAATGGGGTCAAAATGCTACTCCAACATTTGAAGTCACAGGTATTGGTCTTACTGCATCAGTAGGAGATACAGAAGAATTTAATAATGAAGGTTGGGGTCGATTAACATGGGGTACTTACGATTGGGGTACCTATACTCTTACAACAACTGTTGAAATTGGTGGTTTAGGATTAACTTCTACATCGGGAAGTGTAGTAGTTGAAGATGATATTGAAGTTGGTTGGGGAAGAAAGACATGGGGTAATTTAGCTTGGGGTGATGCTTATTCCACTCTTCCATCAGGAGTTAGTGCAACAGCTTCTGTAGGTGCAGTAGGAATTTCAGCCGATGCTATTCATGAATTAGTAACTGGAGTCAGCATGACTGCTTCAGTAGGATCATTAAAAGGGGCGTTTGCTATTACACCAGCCGGAGTTTCAGCAACTGTCTCTTTAGGAACATTAAGTATTGAAGAAAGTATTGTTGAATCGGTAACTGGTCAATCCATGACCCTGACTGTAGGTAATCCAATTGTTATTGGTCCGGCTTTAGTAGAACCTGCTGGTCTAGAATTAACTGCTTCTTTAGGGGATGAAACTGCCTTTACTGATGTTACTATTGATTTAACCGGATTTGGTTTAAGCAGTTCTTTAGGAACTATTCGTCAAGAATCCGGCTATCCAGTAGCAGGATTAGGGTTGACATCAAGCATAGGTAGTGTAAGTATCGTTGCAACAGCCGTTGTTTATCCTTCAGGTCTCGGGTTAACGGCCTCTGCAAATGCTACTGCATTCGCGTATTCGCCGGTTGACAAGGGATCAAGTGTGACTTATAGTGAGGTATCTAAGGGTACAAGCATAACTTATACCGAAGTAGATAAAACCGCAGCTTAGGAGAATTATGGCATCAAATTATAACGCATTTGGATTTAACCTAATGACTACTGGTGAAAATGCCGGTACATGGGGAGATAATACTAATACCAATTTAAATTTCATTAGAGATATGTTTAAGTATATCGAAGTCGCAATGACGGCTGATAGAACTTTAACTATCCCTGATAATTCTACTGGAACTTATGATGGTAGAGCTACCGTTATTAAACTTACAGGTTCCACAGGTGGAAATAGAGTTCTCGATATTGCTGATCAAGCAGGATCAGGATCTTCTCCTGGTGGAGCAGCGGATATTCTTAAACCTTTCTTAATTATTGATGGCACTACTAGAGGTGCAACTGACACTATCACTTTTAAAGTTACAGGCCAAACAGGAATAGCTATCCCTAAATATGGTAATACATGGTGTTATAAAGATGGAACAGATATTCGTACGGGCGGATTCGTTAGTACGAGAGGGTCAGCAGGAACAGCAGCTGCTCAACCCGCATATACATTACCCGCAGCAGATGGGACTAATGGCCAAGCTTTAGTTACCGATGGTTCAGGGTCAGCGGACTGGGGAAGTGCTGGAATTTCAACAGGAAAAGCTATTGCAATGGCAATGATTTTCGGGTAAAAACAAACAAAGGAATTAAAATATGGCAAATCCAAATATAGTATCAGTATCGAGTATATACGGTGAATGCGTTGGCTGGAATTTAACAGCTACAACGACTACAACTTTATTCACGGTGGCCGCAGATAAATTAATTAAAATTAACAGAATTGTATGTGCTAATGTGGATACTGCAGCGGCAGCGGATTTAACTTTATCTATTACAACAAACGTTCAAACATCGTCAGGTGGAACAGTTGCTGGTGGAGCAACGACGGTTTTTCTAGCTAAAACAATTTCAGTTCCCGCTGATTCATCTTTGGTTGTATCAGATACCCCAATTTATTTAAGAGAATCAGATATTTTAAAAGGCGGAGCTAGTGTAGTCTCCGATCTAGATCTATTCATATCATATGAAGTACTAGACGACGCGTAGGAGGTAATCTAAACCATGGCTAATGGCGGAATTATCGGACCTAACAACCCAGTCGGTAAAATTGGTACAGTTTCAAAAGTTTCAGTATTTACAGAGTCAGGAACTCTCACTACAGGTGCGTGTACATCTCAAGTAGACGCCGTAATTGTAGCTGGAGGAGCTGGTGGTGGAGGCGATGAACAAGGAGGTGGAGGCGGAGCTGGAGGAGTTAAACTTCTTTCAAGTTCGCCCGTATGTGCTTCTAGTCCTTATGCTGTAACTATCGGAGCCGGAGGAGCGGGGGCTTGTACTCCTGCTAAAGGTGGCTCTGGAGGAAATTCAAGTTTAGTAACAGGAGCCGGAACTCAAACTGCCACAGGTGGTGGCGGTGGAGGTGCTGGTGTACCTGGTGGAGGAGTTCAAGCTGGAAATCCAGGTGGCTCAGGTGGTGGAGGTTCAGGCCATGATAGAGCAGGTGGTGCTGGTGGTTGTGGTACAGCCTGTCAAGGTTATGCTGGAGGAGCTGGTGCTAGTCCTAGCACAGCACCCAGCTGTACTAATCAAAATTTAGGTGGAGGCGGTGGTGGAGCTGGCGCTGCTGGAACTGTAGGTGGCGGACCAGGTGGAAGTCCTGCTACTGGTGGTTGTGGCGGAGTGGGTAAATCTACTTCTCCTGTTTTCACAATAACTCACGGCGGTGCCGATGGAACTTTCCCTGGAACAATGGCTGGTGGTGGCGGTGCTGGTTCATGGGATCAACCTGCTGCTAGTCCTGGTGGATGTTATGGTGGTGGAAGAGGAATGAGACAAAGCGATCACCCACAAGCACCTCCTGCTGCTATAGGTAAATCAAATAGTGGAGGTGGTGGAGGCGGAGCAGGTGGACCTGGTCCTGCTGGTTTTTCTGGCGCAGGTGGAAGTGGTGTCGTATTTATAAAAGAATCATGTGGTGCCCCAGGCACTGGTGCTTCTGGTATGTGGAGTATGGAAGAGCAATATACAGAAGCTTTAAATAATAATTGGAGTTTTCCATCTTCTTTCGGTCCCGTAAATGTTTTAGTTGTTGGGGGTGGAGGCGGAGGATTTGCTTCAGGCGCAGGTGCTGGTGGTTATCAATTTAATACATCTTTACAATTAACGCCTGGTACAGGTTATTCAGCAGTAGTAGGGGCTGGAGGAACCGGAGGAATATTTGCTCCTACTGGAGATATTATGAGTACCGATGGGGGTACATCAAGTTTTGGTGGTCCAGGTATTCAAACCCTATGTAGTAGTGGAGGAGCGCAAGGAATTACCAACGGCTCTCCAGGCGACACAGGAAAAGATGGAGCTTCTGGAAGTGGAGGTCATATGGGTCCTGCTCCAGGTCCTGTTGCAGCCGGTTCAGGAAATTCTCCTGCAAAATTTATGTCTCAAGGAAATCCTGGTGGTGATGGAACTCCGGCGGATAATGCTGGTTTTGGTGGTGGAGGCGGTGCCGGTGCGGCAGCTCCTAATCTTCCCGATCAAGGGATGGGAGTTACAGGTCCAGGCGGAGATGGTGGTGCAGGTTCTAACGCATGGCCAGGAGATTCAACATTAAGAGCAGGCGGTGGCGGAGGTCGTGGAGGATATCCAGATCCCGTAGCGCGTTGCTCACCAAGTTTTCCAACTTATGGAGGAACTGGAGGCCCCGGCGGTGGTGGTAATGGAGTATCAGGATCGGATTCTTCTCCTCAACCCGTACCTTTATCTAAAACAGTAGGATTCCCAGGAACAGCTAACACTGGTGGCGGTGGTGGTGGAGGCGGAGGTAATCCCAATCCATGTAATTGTTCTAAAAAAGGTGGAGCTGGAGGTTCAGGTGTTGTTGTTCTTCAATACCCAGGTGCTCAACAAGCAACTGGAGGAACAGTTTCTTCTGTCCCAGGTTGCAAAACTCAACATTTATTTAATAGTACGGCAGTATTCGCAACAAGTACTCCGGCTTCTCCTGTCTCGATTTGTTATTTAGTAGTCGGCGGAGGCGGAGGGGGTGGACGTTCTCCAACTTCTGCATCAGGATGTAGTGGTGGTGGCGGTGGTGCTGGTGGATATCGAACATCTTATTCAAATCCATGTGCCGGAGCGATTGCCTTTCTTGATAACACAAGTTATGGAATTGTTGTTGGCGGTGGAGGAAGTGCTGGAGCTCAAAATGATTGTAGTGCATGTGATGCAACTCCAGGATCGGATTCTTCCGTATTACATATTGTATCAACGGGTGGAGGCCACGGATTAAATACTCCTCCTACTCCAGGAACTGCTGGTTCCGGAGGTTCAGGGGGTGGTGCGTCTTCTGGTCCAGGTAAAAGTGTTGGATGTGGAGATACGCCTGCCGCTCCTGCAGCTTTAGGAGGTCCTCAAGGATATCCAGGAGGACCGGGAGTTGATGGTCCTGCCGATATGGGTGGTGGCGGTGGAGGTGGTGCCGGTGCCGTTGGTGGTACTGGAAATCCAACCACAGGTGGTGCTGGTGGTGTAGGTAAACCAAATTCAATAACAGGTTCTGCGGTAAGTTACGCGGGTGGTGGCGGAGCTGGCGGTGGTGGAAACCCAGGACCCGCTTCTCCATGCGGAACTGGAGGAAAAGGAGCTACGGCAGGAGGTCCAAACGCCGATGCCGGAACTACCAATAGAGGTGGAGGCGGCGGTGGTGGATCTAGAGGCCCAACTCCATCTGTGGCAGCTGCGGGAGGTTCTGGGATTGTTATATTAAGATTAGCAACAGCGGATAAACCAGCTAGTTTTGCGGTTGCTCCATGCACAAATACGGTGGCTGTTGATGGATCTTGTACTGTGGCTACTTTTACGGTATCAGGGACCTTGACTTTATAGTTTACAAATGTATAAATTTTTAATATAAACAGAAGAGGAGATTAAAAAAATGGCACATTTTGCAGAATTAAAAGAAAAAACAGATCCAACTGGATTTACAGCAGATACTCATCTTATAGTGGAAAGAGTAATCGTTGTTGATAATAAACATGTAGATAGTGATGAACACGTTAGTGGAGAAAATTGGTGTTCTACATTTTTTGGTGGTGGAAAGTGGAAACAAACTTCTTACAATAATAATTTCAGAAAAAAATATGCTGGCAGGGGAGATCGATATGACGCAGCAAAAAATAAATTTATAAGTCCACAACCCTATGCTTCATGGTCACTAAATGCTAGTGATAATTGGGAAGCTCCAGTAGCACATCCAAGAAATGCTGCTGCAGAACACGATCAAAATTATCATATTAGTTGGGATGAAGATAATCAAAGATGGACTGGAGTAAAATCATCCGATCAAACTAATTGGAACTGGGACGCTTCAGGCTTGACTTGGGTGTCCGCATAAGGAGACTCAAATGGCCAAATCAGGTCGTTCACAAGGCGGTATTATCGGAAAAGTCAATAAGACTTCTTTCGGAAAAAATAAAGTCACAACTGTAACCGCTACAGGAACATTCACAACACAACCCGGAACTACTAAACTCGACTATGTTTTAGTCGGAGGCGGTGGAGGTGGTGGTGCTGACTCTGCTGGTGGTGGAGGAGCGGGAGGTTTTCTTACCTCTTTTCCTGGTGGTTCTCCTGCATCTACAGTCAATGTTTGTGGAGCGACAGGTTATCCTATTACTATAGGAGGAGGCGGAGCCGGTAGAGGACCTGGACCAGCTCCTTGTACATCTGGACCTGGCACTGTAGGATCAGATTCAACAGCTTTTTGTATTACCGCTGCAGGCGGTGGTTATGGCTCAAGAGCAGATGGTGGACCCGGAGGTTCAGGTGGTGGTGGAGATTGTGGAAATGCTGCAGGACCCGGTAATGATCCCCCAACATGTGCTGCTTATGGAGCCCCTCAAGGAAATGACGGCGGTGCTGGTTCAAACCCACCCGGTGGTGGAGGCGGCGGTGGCGGTGGAAGAGGAGCCGCTGGTTCAGCTGGTCAACCTGGTGGCGTACAAGGTGGAAACGGTGGTAATGGTTTAGCAACATGTATTTCAGGAAGTCCAGTCACTTATGCTGGAGGAGGTGGTGGAGCTTCAGGCCCTGGTGCTCCTGCTCAGGCGTGTGGTGGAACAGGCGGCGGAGGAAAAGGTGGAGTTCATGATAATCCCGCTCCAACATTAAATGGCGCAAATGGTGGAGATAATACAGGTGGTGGCGGAGGCGGTGGTCCAGGTTGTGGAACTTCTGGAATCGGTGGTTCAGGAATTTTAGTTACAAAAGAATTAGATTACGCATCAGGCATGTGGCCGATGCAAGCACAATATTCAAAATCAGTATGTGGAACATGGCCCTCTGCGCCAACAGTTTCTCTTACAAGCATTAATTTATTAGTAATCGCTGGAGGCGGAGGTGGTGGGTCTAACCAATCAGGAGGAGGTGGTGCAGGTGGTTATCGTTTCTGTACAGCTTTTCCTATTAGTCCTGGTAATACTTATAAAGTTACAGTAGGAGGTGGTGGAGCTGGATCTCAGCATAGTCCTACTAGCGGAAATAGAGGAACTTCAGGAAATGTTTCTTCATTTGACACATGCTCCGTAGGTACAAAATATGAATCAGCCGGAGGTGGCGGTGGAAATAACTCTGGTGGAAATTGCGCAGGTGGTGCTGCTGGTGGCTCAGGCGGAGGTGGTGGAGAAGGACCAACTCCAACTAAAGGAGCCGGCGGTGCAGGAAATACTCCCGCAACCCCAGTATCTCAAGGAAACAATGGAGGCCCTGGTGGTGGTGCTGGCTACGGTGGTGGCGGAGGTGGAGCTGGATGTGTTGGTCAAACGGGTGGTCCAGGCGCACCTATTGGTGGTCACGGATCAGGAGATGGTGGTGCAGGCTCAAATTCATGGCCAGGAGATTGTACAGTCAGAGCTGGCGGTGGTGGCGGCGGTGGAGTATCTGGTAATAGTTGGGGATGTCCAGGCCCAGGCGGCGGTGGTTCAGGTTGGGGTGGCCCTCCAAGTACTACTGAAAATCCCGCAAACCCATCTGCAGGTGATGATAATACTGGCGGAGGTGGCGGAGGAAATTCTGTTACTGTTCCAGGTCCCGGAATATCAAGAGGCACCGGAGGTTCGGGAGTTGTTATTATTCAATATCCTAATGCTACTACTGGAATTACCGGAGGTACAATTACTCCTGTTCCAGGGTGTAAAACTCAACATACTTTTAACTCAACAGACGATTTTGTAATTCCTTACTAAGAAGAATTGATATAGATCAAATTGACTTAAGTGGTCAATATGGTATAAAAAAAGAGAAAGATGAATCTACAAAATTATTATTGGTATTATCAAAAAGCAGTTCCAGAACATATCTGTGACAAGATTGTCAAATATGGATTACAGATTAAGGAACAAATGGCTATTACTGGGGGATATGGTGATCCTAAAAAAATGAGTGCGAAAGCAATTAAAGATCTAAAAAAGAAAAGAGATTCTAATATAGTTTGGATAGCAGAAAACTGGGTCTATAAAGAACTCCATCCTTTTATTCGTCAAGCCAATATTAACGCCGGCTGGAACTTTAACTGGGATTGGTCAGAGTCCTGTCAATTTACTAAATATAATAAAGGCCAATACTATGATTGGCATTGTGATAGTTGGGAAGTACCCTACAATCAACCGAATACTCCATCTCATGGGAAAATAAGAAAATTATCGGTCACTCTTTCTTTATCGGATGAAAAAGATTATAAAGGAGGAGAGTTGGAATTTGATTTTAGAAATATGGATCCAGACAAAAAAAGAAATACGGCGATATGTAAAGAAATTACACCTAAAGGATCGCTGGTAGTTTTTCCTTCTTTTGTGTGGCACCGAGTTAGACCGGTTAAAAAAGGATCAAGATATAGCTTAGTTATTTGGAATTTAGGACGCCCTTTCGTATGAAGAAAAAAAAGAAAATAAAACTTAAAGAATTATGTCAAACTTCAGAAGGAGGGAATAAGTCGCCTGAAGTTCTTAAGACGGAACATTATTTTACTTCTCCTATTTATTGGACCGATAAACCTGAGTGGGTGAAAGATTTAAATACTGCATCAGATGCTTATATCAAACAAGCTCGTTTAAATAATCTAGATGAAATTAAAAAAAGAAATAAAAAATATGGAAACAAGGGAGAACACCCATGGGTACATCATTCAACTACCTTAATAGGAGATCCTCAGTTTAAAGTGCTACAAGATTATATTGGGGCTACCGCATGGAATCTTTTAGATGGTCAGGGTTTTGATTTATCTAATCATTCTATTTTTATTACGGAATTATGGGTTCAAGAATTTTCTAAAGATGGAGGAGGTCATCATAGTTTACACACTCATTGGAATGGTCATATCTCGGGATTCTTTTTTCTTAAAGCAAGTGATGCGACTTCTAGACCTATTTTTGAAGACCCCAGACCTGGTAATGTGATGAACTTACTTCCTCAAAAAGATCCATCTACAATAACTCAAGCCTCTAATCAAGTTAATTATCTTGCTAAACCCGGACGACTTATATTTTTTAATTCTTATTTACCTCATATGTATAATGTGGATAATGGATATGACCCTTTTCGATTTATTCATTTTAATATACAAGCTATCCCTAACAGCGTATTAGGAAAACCTCATCAACCCACATGGTTAGAGAGACAAAAAAATGACAAGAAAAAATAAAATAATACATATGCCTCAAGCTACACAGAATGCTTATGTTAAAACTATTTTAGGACAACATCCTAAAAAACTTCCCGATGATTTTGTGGAAACATTAATAGAAGAAAAAAGAAAACAATTATTAAAGGAGAAACATGTCGTTCAAAAAAAATAAATATAAAGTTTTAAAACAAGCCATCTCTAAAGAATTAGCACAATTTCTCTATACTTATTTTTTAAATAAAAGAAGAGTAGCAAGATTCTTCTTTGATATTAAATGGATTAGTCCTTTTGCAGAAGAATGGGGAACCTGGAGCGATGAACAGATTCCTAATACTTATTCCCATTATTGTGATATCGCTATGGATACTTTACTTCAAGGACTTCATCAAAAAATGGAGAAGGAAACTGGATTTAAATTACAACCAGCCTATTCTTATGCACGAATCTATAAGCAAGGGGATATTTTACACAGACATAAAGATCGTTACTCTTGTGAAGTATCTACCACATTGAATTTAGGAGGAGATCCATGGCCTATTTATTTAGAACCCTCGGGTAAAACTGGAATGGCTGGAATCAAAGTAGATTTAGATCAAGGAGATATGCTTGTTTACATGGGCTGTGAATTAGAACACTGGAGAGATCCTTTTCCTGGTAAAGATTGTGGGCAAGTTTTTCTTCATTATAATGATAAGACGAAGAAAACGGCTAAAGACAATCTCTACGATACACGACCTTTTTTAGGTCTTCCTGCTTGGTTTAAAGGTTTTAAGTTGCCAAATAAGAAAAAATAATATATAAAGAAGCTCGGCGTGGGGGATTCTTTCCACCACAAAGGTCTTCTACGCCTCTTCATAAGCAGTTGAAATCCCTCTCGATCTAGTATAATTTAACTCTAAACGGATTTTTCTATGCTACATAAGATCAGATTATTACCAGGATTAGATAAACAGTCCTCAGATACCGGAGCCGAAGGCAAATGGGTTAATGCAGATTACACTCGTTTTCGTTATGGCTTTCCCGAAAAGGTAGGAGGATGGGAACAACTTGTTAATTCTAATCTTATAGGCGCGGGCCGTGATCAACACACATGGGTTGATTTAGCGGGTAATAAATACGCTGCCATTGGTACCAATAAATGTCTCTATATATATTTTGAAGGAGCGGTCTATGACATCACTCCTCTTGATTCCTCTCGGGAACAAGCTTCAGCCACCTTTACTTTTGATGGTACAACCACAGTTACTATAACAACATCCACGGCCCACGGAGCAGAGGTCGGGGATATCATTTTATTAGATGCAGTGAGTCTGCCCGGAGGTACAGGATTAAGTGATAGTGATTTTGAAGATAAACTCTTTGAAGTTCAAAGCGTTCCTTCTTCAACTACCTTTACTATTACGAGTAGTTCTTCAGGTTCCGCAGCCAGCGGAGGAAGTACTACGGTTAAATTTTATTATGTGATTGGCCCTGTTAAACAAACGTATGGCTATGGTTGGGGAACTAATACCTGGGGTGGTCAAAATAATCCAACAACCAACAGTACATTAAATGGGGCTTTATTAAACGACAGCGCAGGAACCGGAGGCGTAGGAACCAGTATTACTCTAGCGAGTACCACAGGGTTCAGTAGCTCTGGAACTATATTGGTGGATAGTGAACTTATTACTTATACCGGAGTATCCGGTAGTGATCTTACTGGAATCAGTCGAGGCACTAATGGAACATCGACCGCGGCCCATAGTAATGGAGCAACGGTTTATGATGCAACCAACTGGGTGGGTTGGGGCAGTGCAAGTACGTCTTCTAATATTGTAATTGAACCGGGGCAATGGCGATTAATTAATTATGGTGAAAATTTAATTGCTCTTATTCATAATAAAAGAATCTTTCAATGGGAGCCTTCTATTCCTAATCTACAAGTCAGAGCGGTAGCTGTAAGCGGAACCGAAGTTCCAACGGCTTCTAGAGATTTGGTATTATCTACACCTGATCGTCACTTAGTATGTATAGGAACTGAAACCACTTTACAGAGTTCTACCACTCAAGATGATATGTTTGTGAGATGGTCGGATCAAAACTCAACTACTACATGGACTCCTACTAAAAATAACACAGCCGGTAGTCAGCGATTGACCGATGGCTCTAAACTGATGGGAGGTATTGTCGGAAAGACAGCGGTTTATTTATGGACGGATACTGCCATGTACACAATGAAATTTATTGGACCTCCTTTAACTTTTGGTTTTACTCAAGTCGGAACTAACTGTGGTATGTCTAGTCAACACGCAGCAGCCGAGGTAGATGGTATCGCCTATTGGATGGGTCCTACGGGATTTTATAGATACAATGGAGGCCGAGTAGAATTAATGCCATGTCTGGTTGAAGACTATGTCTTTGAAGATATTAATACTAATGCTAATCAACAGATTCATGTGGCCGTGAATGCTCTCTTCGGAGAAATCACTTGGTTTTATCCAAGTTCAGGATCCGATTATGTAGATCGATCGGTAACTTTTAACTATATGGAATCTAATCCTCAAAACCAAATTTGGACAACTTCTTCTTTAGCCCGTTCAACATGGACGATTGAAGGAGTCTTTAGTAAACCTTATGCTACTGAATTTAAATCAGGGGTAACCCCTACTTATCCAACCGTTCTTGGAGTTTCTAATGGGGCAAGTTACTACTGGAAACAAGAAACAGGAACCAATGAAGTATTTTATGATGGAACTAAAAATGCCATCGCGGCCTATGTAGAATCTGGAGATTATGACATTAGCCGACAAGAAGGATTACAGGGTCAAGGAGAATTTATGATGAGAGTCTCAAGAATAATTCCTGACTTTGGTTCTCAAACAGGAGATGCCAAAGTGTATTTAAACTCTAAGGCCTTTCCAAGTAGCGCTGCGGTCTCTACTTCTTATGTAGTAACCACATCCACTACTCAAGTCTTTACTAGAAAACGAGCAAGACAAATTGCTCTTAAGGTAGGTAATGTAGGTACCGATGAGAGTTGGAGAATGGGAACGTTTAGATTGGATATTCACGCAGGAGGAAGAAGATAATGGCAAAGATAGCAGAAGTTATAGCGGATATATTAGGACCCGATTTTAATAGAGAGAATGTTCAAAATTTAGCGGACAATGTAGGGTCAGTAGTTCAAAAATTAAATACTACTTATCAGCAACAGCTTATTGATGAGTATGAAGCCTTTACTTTGTTTACAAGTTAAGGTAAAAAGAGAGGAAAAGAAGAAATGGCTAACGTATATAAAAATAATATTAATGTTGTTGCTACAACAAACATTCAAACTCTTTATACGTGCCCCGCAGAAACGGTGGCATTAGTTAAATCGGTTTCCGCCTATAATGCTCATGCATCAGCGACGGCGGACTGGACTTTAACTTTATATGATTCAAGTGCCACAGCTAATGTAGTCTATGCTAAAGCAGCTAGCACAGCTGCTGCTGGAAAAGTAGAATTTTTAGAAGGGGACTCCAGTACAGTTATTGTACTTGAAGAAAGTGATGCTATTAAATTTACCACAACAGTAACCAGTGCTAATGTATCTATTAGCGTCTTACAACAGGATAGAACATAATGCCTTTTAAAGAAGACGGTAAATTTGTAGGTTACAAAGAAATTAATGGAAAGAAAGTTCCTCATTATTTAGCCGAAACTGAAGTAACGTTAATTAATAAAGTAACAGGAAAAGAATATATGTCAGATAAAGAAGCAGATGATGATATAAAAAATCCTAATACAGATACGGTGAAAGATCATATACGAAGAGATGTGAAAATAACTGTTCCTAAATTAGTGATGGGAAGTGGTACATCAAAATAATGGATCCCAAAGGTGGTACCGAATTACAGTTCGATGAACTTAAGAAAAGACTCCCAGAACATTATTGGGAAAAAATTAATATTACCACTTCAGTTCCTGAAAAAACTCCTATTCAAAAAGGTCGACTCAATATTTTATGGATAAAAAATTCTTATGACCAACCCAATGTTAAACCCTGGTTTGAAAAACCGGAGAATCATATTAAATATGATTGGTATATTTTTAATTCTCATTGGACTTTTGAAAAGTATAGGCTTTATTTTAACGTTCCTACTTCTCGTTGTCGTGTTATTAAAAATGCCTTACCCACTCGTCAATGGTTACAAAAAGCCATCTATAAAAAAGATCAGCCTTTAAGATTAATTCATTGTTCTACTCCCTGGAGAGGATTGAATGTCCTTTTAACCGCTATGCATTATGTCAAACATAGAGATATTCAACTCGATGTTTATAGTTCTACTCAACTTTATGGAGATGAATTTAAAAAGATGAATGATAAACACTATGAACCTCTTTATGAGCATGCCAGAAAAATGGATAATGTGAATTATCTAGGTTATTCCCCTAATAAAAGGTTAATTACTGCCATGCAGGATACCCATGTCTTTGCCTACCCATCTATCTGGGAAGAGACATCTTGTATTTCTGCTATCGAAGCCATGGCTGCAGGAAATATTCCTTTGGTCACTAATTTTGGAGCGTTGCCCGAGACGTGTGGAGACTATGGATTTTATGTTCCTTATGATACCAACCCTCAAACGTTAGCCCGAGAGTACGCGGCCTATCTAGAATATATTAAAAGAATTTTACCTACTGAAGCTATGCAACAACAAATAGAAAATCAAAGACAGCATTTCATTCATTTTTATAGTTGGGATCAACGTATTAAAGAATGGATAGCTTTTTTAAATAATGCTCTTCAAGCAAAGGGAATTTCTCATGAAGCCGGGTGAAGGTATTCTAACTCAAGAAGCGTTTAAAGGCACTAAACTTCATCCTCAAAACACTATTGATGGAACTAAACTATTGGACCAACCGGAGATTAAGATTGAAGAAAATTCTTTATTTATAGTGACTCCTTGTATGGGAACACTTATGTTATCTTACGTTAAATCTTTATTGGAACTTCAAACCATTTGTTTTCATAAAGGTATTTCTACTAAAGTTCATATGGTTCAATCCTCTTTGGTAACTCAGGGAAGGAACCTATGTGTGCAGGCTTTTTTAAATTCCCGTATGTCTCATATGTTATTTGTAGATTCAGATATTGAATTTGATCCTACTTCTATTCCTACGATGATGGACTTTGATAAGGATATTGTTTTAACTCCTTACCCAATGAAGGTGTTTAATTGGGACAAGGCAAGAAAGGTAGCTCAAAAATCAGGGAAACCTATTGAAGAATGTCCTCATCTTTATTGTATAGATTTTCCAGATAATGATAATATTGAAAGTAAAGGTGGATTAGTTGAAATTGTAAAGGGCCCTGCCGGCTGTATGTTGATTAAAAGAACTGTATTTGAAAAGCTTATTAAGGCTTATCCCAATAAAAGAATTAAACAAACTCAACTTATTAATGGTCTCATGGCCACCAGTGAGAACATTTATAACTTCTTCGATACCTATTTTGACCCTATTACTGGAGACTTTTTAGGGGAAGATTATGCCTTCTGTAAACTCTGGACCGACATCGGGGGTAAGATATATGCTAATGTAGACGCGTATATTACGCACTATGGAACCCATGGTTTTCGTGGAAGATTCATTGACGAAGGCAAAAAAGTAAAGTAATACTATAAGATACAGGGATTTTCAGGATTTCCCTTCAACCTGCTTTCATACATTTACAAGGAATTTATATGGGATTATTTAAATCTATAGGAAAAATCGCTCGAAGTATCACTAAACCACTTAAGAAGGTCGTTAAAAGTCCTTTAGGAAGAACAGCTTTAATGGCTGGTTTAGGTTATTGGGGTGCGCCCAAAATGTTCCCTCAAGCTTTTGGAGGGCCGGGATTAACCTCAAGTCAAGGGTGGAAACACTTCTTAACAAATAAAGCTCCATGGTTATATGAGGCTGGAACTGAGGGAAGTAAGGTGATCTCTCCTTTCCATGGAGATTATGTGGCTCCTAAAGCTGCTTCAGGAGTTCTTCCAGCGATTGGAAAATTTGCTAAGAGCCCAGCAGGAGTAGCTACGCTGGTAGGTGGAACGGCGTTAGCCACTGCACCACAATTAGAAGAAAAAATTGATATCGATGTAGACAGTGCAAAAGGAGATACAGATTACCGAGCACTGGCAGAATACTATGAACCTGAATGGACCCAATGGTTGATTGATCAAGGTTACAGTGCAGAAGATGCATCACGAATGGCTAATCAAAGATTGTTCAGTTCTAAAGGTGGAAGAATAGGATTGGAAGAAGGCGATGCAGTAGGAGGAGATCTTGGACCCACAGGATTCAGTGGCGACTCAGGAGTTGATGCCCGAGAAAATGATCCACAGTTTCAAGGAAGAGCAGGCCAAGGAAGTACGGCCGAAGGACAAAATTACAGAGCACCTCAAGGAATTAGACGGGCACCTACCTCTTTAAGAGGTAGGCTTATTCAAAATGCCGTTGATTTAAATTTACAAAGAAGTTTAGGAGTTAAAAATAAACCATTTGGAATTCTTCCTAATTTATTACAATGGAAAGCTGATCACCAACCCGGTTTATATGAAGAAGATCAATTAGATGCTTCTATGTATGGACTCTCTGGAAAAGATTTAACGCGAGCTAATCAAATTAGAACTGGTATTCAAAAGTATGGAAGTGATTTTGATAAGTGGACTCAAGCCAACTATGAGGAGATTTTTCCCGGGCCTACTCTTCCTCGAGATAGTGGTGGTGGAGAAGGGCAACCTTACATCTGGCCTCATGGAAATGTAGGTGCAGTATCCTCTGCCGTTACGGAAAACCCAGCAGGCGATGGAGATTATTATGGGTTTAAAGAATGGGCTGATTGGGAAGGTCAACCTACCACTCCCATGTTTGGAGGAGATAAATATAGAGGAGTTTTAGCTAGCAAAGGTGGAAGAATAGGATTGTATATCGGTGGAATGGGTGCTATGAATCAAGGTATGAATCCAATGACAATGAACCAAGGTATAGGAGCAATGAATCCTATGGGATCTGTAAGAAGCCAAATGATGGGCAGACCTATGATGGGACAAGATCCACGTATGGCTCAAATGAATCAAAGACAAAATATTAATACAGGTATTCAACAGGTGGCTAGACCTCCTAAAGAATCAGAAGACACAGAACTTATTCAGCTCATTAAACTTTTAACTTCTATGGGTATTCCTATGGAACAATTAAGAGGAAGAACTAAAGATGAGTTGGTAGAGATGGCTGTAGCTCTTAAAGGAAAAACACAAGGCGGTAGAGACGTTACCGAAACTGCAGAAGTTATTGAAGAAGAAGATATTAGAGAACAAAATCAAGCAGCGGGTGGTGGACTGATGAGAAGTCGTTATGCAATCGGTTCTTCTCAATTTGGAATAATGGGTAGTGAACATCCAATCATTCCGGATAAAGATGGTCCTCAATTAGATATGAGAGACAGTGGGGGTTATCAACCTCATGGTAAAGCCGAAAAACATGATGATGTAAGAGCACTACTTGCTCAAGGAGAATTTGTTATGACGTCCGATGCTGTTAAAGGTATGGGCGGAGGCGACCGAG